AAGGCACTACCGCTACATTCGACATGGTTAATCCCCGCGACTTGATGCAAAAGGAAAATCCCATTAAAGGGAATTGAAAGACATAAGTGGCAGAGATGGCAGACTGAACGTCAGAGGGAACGATGCAAAAGGAAAATCCCATTAAAGGGGATTGAAAGATGTGAATACTCTGATGATTAGTTTGGTGCTGTTTGGTGTGAGATGCAAAAGGAAAATCCCATTAAAGGGAATTGAAAGGCGTACTGCAAGGACGCTATTGCGATTTTAAATGCTCTCCCGATGCAAAAGGAAAATCCCATTAAAGGGAATTGAAAGTTTCTTCGCGTCTCCGGCGCCATTTAGCTGAGTACCGATGCAAAAGGAAAATCCCATTAAAGGGAATTGAAAGCTATCATTCATAATAGCCACCCTGTTGGAAAAATTTATTGATGCAAAAGGAAAATCCCATTAAAGGGAATTGAAAGACAGCTAGTTTGTTGAAGATTTCGTAAGCTAAGTCTTCGCCTTTGCGGTAACTGCTGTGTAGCATCCAAGTTTGTATTAGCTTCTTTTTGTTTTTTGTTTTGTAATCAAATAAAAGTTTGAACGTTGACGGTTTGGTTGCTTTTGAATCTATCCATTCTTCCGTAACGCCGTGGGGTACAACGTGGACTGGAACTTTGACTCCAGAGTTCAGATAGGATTTTTGGGCAAAATATGATGGCACTATTATGGCTGTTGCGTAGTCTGTTAGTTTAACCGCATATTCTGTTAGGTGATCTGAGTCTGCAACGTCTACGCCTATAAGCCTTTCAGGCTTGCCTATTTTCGCTAAAAGTCTCCTTTCATAAACTTGCACTGGGTAGAAGTAAGGGTGTAGAAAAAAGACGGCTTTGGTTGAAAGCTGGGCTATTGGCATTATAACCGTTAAGGCGTTTTCATCAACCTTTTGCACGTAGAAGTATTTGCTTAATTCTTTTATGTGATGCTCTGAGATGAAGTGCCAGCTTACCCATTTATTTAAGGGGTAAACGTAGAATATGGGGTGTAACGGCATATCATGTCGTATAAAAAAATGGGGGATTTAAATTTTAGTTATGGCGTTGCCGTGTTTATGGCGTTGCAACGACTTTAACTATGATGGCGTTAGCGATGTCTGTAAGGTAGCCCTCGTCTAAGCCATAAGCGTTCTTAAAGTAGGCAATGAGTCCAGTGGAGATGTTGTCTGAGGCTACTCCGCCTTGACGCATTACATGCTTCCAAAGCTTAAGTGCGAAGGCGAGGTATGTCGCCCTTGTACCGCCTGTTACGCCTTTAGCGTCTAGGTAATCTCTCACCATGGCTCTGATGGTGTCGACAGCGTTTAAGCCTGCTTGGGCACGGGCTAGAGCGACTGATTGAACATCGGTGAACCTTGTACCTACTACTGTTGGGTTGTATTTCGCCTGATATTTCTGAAACATGTCAATGCCAGACTTATACAACGGCATACAATTTCACCTATTCTTTTCTACGCATGTATATTGATATGATATTGTTCATAAAGGTTTGGCAAGGGGAAGGAAGCATATAGCTAAAGTATTCCATGATCATGGCTAACATCTTTAGTTATTTATGATTTGTGTAAAGCTTCGAAATCATTATATAGATGATTGTTTTAAGAATGGTTTGGCATGACTGTTATAAAGTCTGAAGAGTTAAGTCTGAAAAAGCTGGTTGCAAGGTCTAATCCAACTACTTTAAGCGCTATTATTGCGGATTCTACTGAGGTGAAGCTTAAAAAGATGAGCGCTTGGGTTAGGATTTGCTACAGGCTGAACAGGGCTGTTAAACCTATTGTTGATAAGCATGGCATAACAGGGATGATAAGGGTGGGCTACTATGACTATTCTAAGTCTCTTTGGAAGTTTTTGACCAAGTATCCTGAAAGTGTTTGGGATAGGTATATTAAGGCTAAGTTTGATTATTATGTGCAGGCGCATCAGCTTAATCCAGAGGTTTTGAAGGAAGTTACAGACGTAACAGTTAAAACTATCAAGGAGATACTTAGTGAGGTGGGGGTGGAAAAGGTTGGGGGCGAGGAAACTGGAGATAGTGGTGCCAGCGAGGTTGTGGGAGAAACTGAGTGATTTTGAGGCTAAAACAGGTGTGCGTAAAGAAGATATATTGATGCGTGCAGTTATCAATATTATTGAAGGTGTGAGATGCCCGAAGTGTGGAAGCGTGTTTAGGGAGTTTGAGTAGGATGAGTCTGTCTCAGAAGGTTTTAGCCCTTGTAGCTGGAATTGACAACCCGAAAGTAAGGTTCGACATAATGTCCACCGTAAACTTCCTTTTCAATTTGTTTATAAGCGGAAGGGTTAATGAAGAACAGCTTAGAGGCGACCTGTTCGAAATTTGCTTAAGTGTGCTTACAGAATCTTCCCCAGAGTTGACAGAGGAAGAGATTAGAAAGAGAGCCAGCATGTTAGCTGATGAGCTTGTTAGAACCATGAAAATTGAAGGTGTTTCAAAAAGGGCACTGGCAAGGTTTGCAAGACTGCCGTTCTAGCTTGTTCTACGCTTTACCTTTTCTGGTTTTAATTTTCTTCAACAGCCAATGTAAAGCTACGATAAGGGATACTATATAGAGAATTCCAAAGGGGTTAATGCAGAGAAAGTAGAGAATCCATATGTTGACGGGTGTAGGCATTGGTATGACGGCGAAGATTGCTGGGATTACGAAGTTTATGGTCAGTATTAGGATTAGGAAGGGTTTAGATTCCTTTTTCATTTTAAACACCGATGAACTGGTATTTTCTGCCGTCTTTTTTCATGTAGGCTACTGCTTTACATGTGTAGGTTCCTTCCAAGGCTTTTAGCTCCTTGAAACGCTGTTGAAGTTTGGATGTGTCTTTTGGCGCCTCTTCCTTTTTGCATTGAACCAGCCAGATTTCTCTGCGGTCTGGGAATATGGCGATTAGGTCTGCTGGGGACAGGCTTCTGGCTGAGCGGACAACTATGGCGGCTCCTTGTTTCAGAAGCTCGTCTTTAGCTTTTAACTCTATGAAATAGCCAGTCTTATACTTGCTCAAGGTTTATCCCTCTGAGGTTTTTCCCTTTGACTTGTATTCCGCTTGCCTTTAGTAATCTGATTAGGCGGGTTGTTTGTTCTAGACTTGGTTCGGGAAGTTGTATTAGGTTGGGTTTGCTGTTATAGCCTATCCATACGTATTCTGGTTCTGTTTCAGTTATCATTTTGAAGAATGGGTCTAAATCAAAATCTAGTATTGGTTCTATAGTTATGACTTTACGTGGAAATATTATCTCTTTGAAGGCTTTATGTCTTCTTGTCGGTGGAGGTGCACGTGATATAGCTCTATAATTATCATCTCTATTGGTCTCCAACGTTTCTATTATTATCGCATTATCAACCCCATCGTTAATAATTTCTGGGACACTTCTTGGACTTGTTGTTGATAGTGTTTCCCAATCTTTACTTTGAAAATAGAACACCTTATCTGAGCAACGTTTTTGATGCATTGAAATATAATGAATAATTTTACACATATAACCTAGTGAACAAAAAGCTATGTCTCCGTCTCCACATACGAAAACTATTTTTGAACTAGGAATTCTTTTAAGCCTTTCAGGATGATAATGCGGAGTGTAATTGTAACAGTCTATGCAATTATGTTTACCCCATCTTTTAAGCTGTCTTTGGAATGAAACTTTACAGTAAATACAATCGTGATAGCATCCTACATAAGGATTCCACGTTTTAGTTTCAGCGTACATATGGGTTCTGGTTTGCATACTTCAACACTCCCTTAATCCTCTCCATTATACTGGTTTTACCCATCCTTTTAGAATTAGCCTAAATAGAGCGATGCAGACCATTGGTGACCATGCGATGTTATGCTTTAAGCATTCTCTGTTGAAGGGACACTTGTTATATATTGGGCATTTTGAAGGAATCGCTTCTGGAATAAGGTATGATTCGCTTAGTTTAACCATGTTGACCATCACCTAGTAGAATTTTGAGGATTTCTGCTACTTTATATTTTCTTGAGTTGTTTATGATTTCGTTGTAGCAGTCTAGGCATAGGTTTAGTTTTATTTTGATGTTTTTTGGGAAGTGTACTGTGATTTCGTACCATGCTATGGTTATGTCTCCGCATCGGTCACACATTACATCCAAATTAACCACCTTGCCTTCTGCATTTTTTAATGTAGGCGTATGGTGTCATGTATTGGAGTTTTGTGCATGTTTCATTGGGTTTTTTAAGGATTAGGGCGCATATGGGATATGCATTTGTTCGGGTTCTGTAGATGCGTCGCCATGCACATCTGCCGTTGTAAGTGCAGATTGGAAGACAGTTAGGATTCATATGCTACCCCCTTCTCAGTCCGTTTGCGTATTTTGATTGGCTTACGCCTAGTGAGCCTAATGTTCGCATGATTATGTAGTTTGCTAGTTTCTCGTTTTTTTGGAGGTCTTTTTTGTTTATGTAGAATTTTTGGTTTTGTAGGTCGAAGTATAGGGGTATTCTGCCCTGTGTGTGGTGGTTTTTGCGTTTGGCTATGACGTGTAGGGTTTTTCCTTTCCATGTTATTTTACGCATGTAGAAGCCTTCCTCAGGGTATCTGTGTTGTAGCCTTTCAACGTATATGCGTAGGTCTGTTTCTGTTAGGTGTGGAGCGTTTGATTTTTTGGTTATTATGAAGTCGGCTTTGTATCTTCCGTATTGGCTTCCGCCTTCAACTATAGGCGTGTGTTCTTTGAATATTTCGATCAGTCTTAGTCCTAGCCCGTGTTCTTCATCGTGACATGATTTGCATAGGCGTATGTATTCCAGTGTGCTGTAGTCGGTGATGTGAATGTATAGGGGTGGTTTGGTTGTTCCACATTTCTCGCATTGCACCCTTAATCACCATATATATCTTATGTGTTTATGGTTTATAAACTTTATGTATTCTGGAGGTAAAATTTAATAAATCAAAAACACATGTAAGGTAGTTGGGATGATGTATGAGTGACATCGTGGTTGGTTTGCTGAAGGCGTTTGCTCCTACTGTTGCGGAGAAGTTGTTAAGTGTTATTGGGGATCGGAGGATCAGGCGTGATGATTTGAATTTGATTATTATTAGTTTGTTGGCGGAGCAGAATCATAATATTGTTAAGAGTATGGATGAGATGTGTAATAGGCTGTATAAGCTGAATGAGGAGATGAATACTGTTTTGCGTGAGCTAAAAATAACTAATGAGGGCATTGCTGTTCTTTTGAAGCGGACTGAGCGTTAAGTTTCTGTTTTATTGCTGGTATGAAGAGTTTCGGGTTTTCTAGGAAAATGTCTGTGATTGTTTTTAATAGTTTATAGTTTGAAATGTTTAGTTCCTTGGCTATTGATCTGAATTTTCTGTACTGTTTCTTGTTAAGGTGGACTGTAACGTCTATACTCATATGCCTTCACCGTTCTTAAACTTGAAAATGAATGTACATCCGTTGCTGCGTGGAATAATTTCCAAGTCGTCCACGTTTTGCAACAGTTTCTCTAGGTCTTGTTTGTTTACAATAAAATCCACAACCATTACAAATTTTATTTCGTTTTGACCTCGGTAACGGTAAATCAACCTGTAGTCAGCAAGTGTTTGCAAAGCTTTAAACAAATCCTCCATTGCGTTTCACTCTCCTTTTTCTTTATGATTTCATGAAACCCGTTCAGTCCAGTTGCTCATTTGAATGTCCCTATGGTTTTCTGTTTCGGGCTTAATGCTTGTCTGAACAGCTTACTTCTTTTCTGCCTTTTTTCTAGAATTTCTGGTCTTGGAAGGTAGTTTCCTTGTTCTTGGATTTTTTGTCGCATTCTGCGTATGGTTTCTGGGTGTGTAGCCCTGTAGAGGAAGTCTCTTCGGAATTCCTTTGGGATGTTGATTTTATCAACTAGTTCCCAGTATAGGAGCATAAGTAGCTTATCGTTGGAGCGTGCATCTGGGTAATGGGCTAGCAAGTAGCGTACTGCCGTTTCCGTGTTTGATAGAGTATTTTTTAGCTGTTCTTGTGTTTCAGTCATGCTTATTCCTCACCTTCCCTTTTTTGGCGGGAGTTAGCCAACGGTCGCCTCAACCAGCTTAGGTTGGCAACCCATACGCAGAAAAGTGCTTTTGGGCTGTCCTCCTTTCGCCAATAGCAATCCCTCTATTGTCTTGCAGTGTAATCACCTTGGGTTGACTTTACAACGAATCTCACCAAAACAAAGTCTGCACCCTTTAATCGTGCCTCATAAATCGCCAACGCAACTTCTTCTGCTCTCGCATTATACATTTTGTTGTAGTAAACACAGTTCTCATTGTTATATCCAGCTAACACCACAACAATCATGTCTTCGCTCACAGCTATTCCTCACCTCCAGCGCATTTATGTTATTCGTTTTCCTTTTGCTTCTAGGCGTAGGCTTTTTAGGTAGCATAGGGGGCTGTCTTTCTGCTTACATGTGTATGCTAGGCTACAGTCCACTGGTTTGCCGTTTACAAGTTCGCCGTTAATCAATTTTTGGTTTACCAAGGTTATGCGGGCTTCTAGGCGAGATGCTGGACAGAAGGTTTTAATCTCGTAATAATGGAGTTCGCTCATTGTCATTCCCTTAACTCTTGTTTAGTTTCTTTCTCCTCTTGTTTACCTTCGTATATTGTAACCAAAATAGCGTCGTTTTCACGTTTTTTGTCAAGGTCAATTTCGACGTTTTTGAGGGTGATTCCATGAACCCTTTGGCAGTTGTTGCAGATTAAGTATAGGATTTTATCTTGCGGTTTAGTATATTTCGGCGGGTAATGTAAGTAGAATAAGGTAGAACCGCAAATGCATTTTAACCTCATTTTCTTCCTCCTTTCAATTTTTGGTTGTATTTGGCGATTAGGAAACAGTAGGATTCAAGGTCTTACCTTTTTCTTTGATCTCTGGCGATATCTTTAGTATTACCATGTTTTAGCCCTCTAGTTCATGTTTATGGTTTTCAACATATTCCCGTAAGGCTTCATTTACGATTATGTAGAATTTGCGTGTGGGACTTACGAATCGTTTCTTTACTATAGTCCATATTTTGTTGTATAGTTCCTCTTCAACATATAGATGTATTTTTTTGTAGGCTGTTTTCGCAGTTTGGCTTTTATTTTTGGGCATGCGGTTCACCTCTGAGAATAGGTTATGGTTTTATGTATTTATAAATCTTATGGTGTTTATAAGTGTAAAGGCTTAAAAATATTGAAAGGTCAGTTGTTAAGGTGAGGTGGTTGAATGGTTTGGGAAGTTGTGAGGGGAATACTCGCTGGGATAGTTTCAGGGGCTGTTACGGCGTTGCTGGGATACGCCAAGACGGGCGGATTGGAAAGCTTTGAACCCAAAAAGGCTGTTCAAACGATCATAGTGGGTGCGGTAGTGGGCGGTTTCGCTGGAGCTTGGGGTGTAACGTATCAGGAAGCCTACGAATACCTCGGGAGCGTTGGCGCTATAACTTTGATTGAATATGTTAAGAAGTCCATCGTGAAGAGGCTGTTTCCGCCAGAATAAAACCCTTTCTTTTTACATGTGTAGAAGTTGCCACGAATTTCCATGAGAAGTATAAAATTTTTGTACTGGAACTACAATTTTTTAGAGTAAAAAAAAGAGTCAGAGTTTATTATTTATTTTTTGTTTTAGGCTTCGTTACCTTGGTATGTCTGGGCTATGTTGTCTTTGAGTTGTTCGTACTTTTCAAACCAGCCATGTTCGTAGAGTGTTACAATTTTATGGCACGGGCGACATATCCACATTCCAATATAGGGTTTATCTGTTATCCAATGATGGTACTCTAGTCTACGTGGTTTTCCGCATAGTTCACACTTATCAGGTTTTGGTCTTCTAGGCTTTTCAAGTCTAATACATCTAACCTTACTACCTTCCCTAATGCATATTATCCACTTCCGAGCATATCTACGTTTATACTCTAAGTCTTTATCTCTGTTCCGAATCTTCCATAGTTTATTGTATTCTTTTTTGCTTATCATTTAAAGAACCTCGTAGACTTCTCCACTTATCCATTTTAGAACTTGATATTTTTGGAAGCTGTTTAGCCATTTTTGTATTGTTCTTTCGTCATCTCCTCTGATGGCGGCTATTGCTTCAACTATATGTTTTCTTGGGATAAGCTGTTGCGGGAATATTGAGTCATATCCAAACTTTTCTCTAAGGTAAGCTTTGACCTGATTCCATACTTTGAAGACTCGTGGTTGAGGGTTCGCTGAATTGAGGGTAAGCTGTTTTGTGTGATTTTGTGTGTGTGTTGCCAGCCAAACACCTAAAGCCTGCTCAACTTCATAGCTGATGGCTCCATGAAACTTTCCATATTTTGCTAAAGCAAGACGTTTCAGTTCTTCAACAAGACTACGTGGAAGGTAAACTTTTAGTTGAACTTTATCTTCAGCGTTCATCCTTCCACCTCGCATAGATTAGTACTAATTCGTGTTTTAGTACTTTAGTACTAATCTTAGTGATATAGTACCATTTCATGTATTTATTGTTTATTGTTTATTGTTTGTTTATTTATTAGTAAGACAAAAGAAAAGAAAAAAAAGCTCAAAATAAGCTCCTTTTCCCATTTTTCAAACACTTCTCTTAAAACCACTACACACACAAATTCACACAAATTTTATGTGTATTTTGTTGTGTATTTTTTTGGTAAGGTTTTTATGCTCAAGTACGCCATTCTCTAGTGGTTAAGCCTATGATTTGTCCCCTGTTAAGTGCATGCAAATTAAAGGTAACCCACGAGCACTACTCAGGCACCTGCTCCAACATTTCGAAAGACGCCTACAAAGACTG